ATGGGATGAGCATAACATTTGTTCCTAAATCAACACAAGCATTTGTAATGTTTTCGGCTCCGTTCCATTCAAACATAACAGGTAGAGCATTTGATCTTTACATTTATGTAAATGGCATAAATGTAAGACATGCACATGCTGCAATATATCAGCAGGATATGAACGTTGCATTTCAACATATTATAACAAATCTGATCCCGGGTGTTTCTGTTTTAATTAAAATAAGATGGACCGGGGATACAGCTATTCATCAAAGTGATTCTGCATCTGATTCAGAAAGAATTTTAACAGTATTTGATCTATTCTAATAAAATAAAAAACTTAATATAATGGGAAATAATACAAATAGTTTCACTCAAACAGTAGTTGATTTAACAAGAAATGTTAATGTTGCTTTAGAATTAATGTCGGGTATGAATCATTCAATGACTACTGAAGATGATGCTGTGGTTCTTACTGTTGAAGGCCAGGATCCTATCTCGGGGGATTCTTCTACATATACTTATACAATGCCTTCTTATAGCTTTATTATAAACCAGTTAAATAGAATTACAAATACAGTTGATACATTTGTAAGTGGAAATGGTGTTGTTCTTCTTAAAGATGGAACATATAGACAGGTAACAACAATTCCGGTAGCAAAATCTCCAGATCCAGTAATTGCTTTAGCAGCTCCAACAAAATTTAAAGTAAGAGATAACTGGTTTTTTGAATCGATGATGTCTCCTCAACTTTTTGTAGAATTTGATCTTAAAGGAAAAATAGATGATCGTTCGGATAGAGCAGTTGTAAGAAGACTTATATTTGATAATTTTAATGATGAAGAAACTCAATGGTTCAAAGATAGTTTTATAGGACAGACATATAGTTATGAAGAAGCTACAAATATTCTTTCAATTAATGGAAAGAAATTCTGGGAAGATGAAGAAGTTCAAAATCTACCTCTTCAGCCAATGGAATATACTGGCGAATTTCTTATTACAAACAGAGCAGTTATTGAAAATGAGGAATGGTTTTATCTTGATACTCTTAATTTTGCATACACATCGGATCTAACAATCGTTAATGATCTTCAATTAAAAATAGGGGATCAATTAAGATTTAATGATAGTTTATATAAAATTGCAAAAATAAATGTAACAGAAAATCGAGTTCAACTTACTCCTCTTGTTGGTCTCGGTAAACCTTCTCTTAATAATTATTTTAATATTTATACAACTCCATTCCAGGAAAAATTTCTGCAAATTCCAGTCGGATACAATGAATGCAATATTATTTTTATTAAAGGGGTCAATGATGATTTTAATATTATAGCAGATTCTTGGGGTGAGTGTGTTAATTTCTACACAAATGATCTTATTCTTAGTGGAAGTACAATAGATTTTGCAACTTATTATTTTAATTATATAGCTGATTTCGGAGTTCAACTTGAAGGTCAAGCAAAGGAAAAATTCATACCTGCTTTCTTTGGGCAAACTCCTTCAACCCCAGTTATTACAACTGATATGTTTGCTGTTAAGCAAATTAATACACAGATGAATGCTGCATTAGATACAGATGCTATTAAAAACACACAAACACAGATTGAAAGTACTAAAACAATTATTAACAGTCTAAAGACTACCATTGCTCAACAGAAAGCTCAACTTGTTGAATTAACTGATTCTGCAAGTAGATCAGATTTAAATTCTAAGATTACTGCAAACATAAATGATCTATCAAAGAAAACTATTGAATATCAATCCTTAGTTCGATCTCTTGCAACTGTTGCTTATGAGAATAGTGCTGTTATGGCAGCTCCTAAATATCGTATTCGCGGATTCTTCCCAATACCGGATCCAGTAGGAATCCCTCTTCAGCAAATTATCCAATTTGAATATGCTTATCGTTATCTTAAATTAGATAATACTGGAATAACTTTGAATACGTATGAACATGCTGATCCAAGTACAGGTCAAATTGTTAGAGGGGTATTCACTGATTGGAATGTTATTCAGTCAGCAATTAAGCAAAAAGTATTTGATGCTTCAACACAAGCTTTTATTTGGCAAGAAGAAAATATTGCTGATGGAAATAAAAACAATATCAATCAAATTGATATTGCAATACAAAAAGGTGAAAAGGTTCAACTTAAAATTAGATCTATTTCTGAAGCTGGTTGGCCAAATAACCCTCTAAAATCTGATTGGTCCGAATCTGTAACTATTGAATTCCCTTCAAATCTTGAAGGATCAGATCAAATAGTTAATATTCTTTCTGATGCTGCAACTGAAGAAACAGCCATTAAATTAGATCAAACACTTAGTTCAGCTGGGGTTTATACTCACTTAGATGATAGTATTCCAAATCCAAATTCGGGATCGGGAACATATTTTAAACATCAAGCAGTTAATCTTGCTTTTGATCTTAAAATTAAAAAAATTGATGGAATTATAACTGTAGTTAATACAACAGATTTGCAAACACAACTAGAAAGATTGTCAGAATATACCTATGTAACTTTGACAAAACCTACAGCAGCAACCGATACAAATACATCAAAAACAGTTACTCTTCAGCAATTATTACAAGCAATGATCGATTCAAGTGCATTTGGTGCAGCAATTTATGATCTTTTACCTATAATATAAAAATATGAAGCAATTCAACAGTACAGCTATATTAACTTCTAAAAATCCAGAAGCATTTTTAAATTTTGTTCACGAAACAACCGATTATCTAATTATTCCGGAATGCTCTATTGGATTAAAAATACTTTACGTTAATGGGTTAGATGTGAATGCTTATTCAGCTTCTTTAGGATATGCTCTCCAACTTAATGCAGCTAATGATTTAGCTTCATTTAATATTTATACGAGTATAAACTCTTCTTTTGATGCTAACCTTGTATTTCATTTTTATGATTCTTTTTTAAATCCTGTTCCTTCTCAAGATGTTTCCATTTCAATTTGGAATAGACCATTTTTTGTTTCTTCAGGAGTAGTAAACACCTTTAATAATGAAGATATTCTTGTAGATGACGAAGCATCTTATTTGTTAATGAGAAGTAATCCTAAATTTACAGGAAATATTAAATTGCGTGTTAATGAAAAGAATGAACTATATTTAGACACTTTTAAAGTTTCTGATATTCTTTCAAATAAAAAATATCGTAAGCAAAAAGTTTCTGGAAATAGCGTTCTTTCAAGTGATATAAGAAATACATTCCAAACATTACCTTTAGGAGAACTTTATCGAGTCGATGTAGATAATACTCTTTTGATTGGAGTTCCTAAAACTGATTATAAGAATCAATATAATACAACTTATAATTACGGAGCATATCTTATTAAAGATGAATTATATACCGAGGATAATGCCCTATTAGCTCCCCTTTGGATTAATTCGAAATTACCAAATTATTTTGCTATATTCAGATTAGATGGAGTTTATAATCAAGAAACTTATGATGTATCCTCTTTAACTAATTTGGCATTTAAATATTTTGAGCAAAGTGATATAGTAAAAAGCTGGAGTTTACGTCCGGAAGCTCCTTTAGGAAAATATTTAAATACTCACTTAAAAGATCTTGTAAAGATTCAAGCTCCTGTATTTTTATCATTAACAGATCCTGATGCTTCTATAGCTGATTCCAATGACGATCCAAATACATGGTATGGAATAGCTGTTGATAAAGGCGTACTTACAGGAAGATCCGAAACTCCATATTTCTTTAATCAGAAAGCAAGCAACTTTACAGATTTAAATGCTTTCGTTTCCCAGGGATTTGAAAGACAATCATTATTAATTCCAAACATTATTAATCTTGAATATGTTTTTGATGATAATGATGTAAGCCTTTATTCTATGAAAAGATATTTCGGTCTTTACTTAACCGAAAATATTTTATATAATATTGCATATTATTCTGATTCATCGAGCGGTCCTATTCAAATTTTATCTCTTGATGGCAATGATAGTAGTGTTTTCATGCATTCTTCTATTTTTGATTCAAGCGGAAATATTCTTTCAGATTATGCAAATAGAATTTTTGTGTTAAATGATGAAGTCCAGTTAAAAAGATTTAAAAATGTAAATGAAATTAATGAAACTGTATTTAATGAATATGTAAGCAAACCTTATAAAAATTTATTTACTATTCCTGTTGAAAAAGTAAACATTAATCCTTTCATTACTTTAACTCTTAATAATACTCTCGAACAAGGAGAACATTTAAGAATTATAAATAAAACTCAAAACAAGATCTGGGAGATCTTTAGTGTTGATGCTTCTCAATTTAAGTGTGACAAATATTGTACAATTTCTGAAAATCCAGGTTATCCAACTGTTTATAGAACTTATTTTGACTTTAATGGAAATATTTCATATCAGATAAAACAAATTCAAGAAGCTTTTGATCTTTTTGGAGAATATGAAGGAGCTCAATTTAGAGCTGGGGTTAGAGGATCTAATTGGGTATCCCTTATCCTCAATGATGATGCAAGTACTACAGAAGAATGGGCATTCCAGAGAATTACATCTTCAACTTTAAATAATTTTGGTGATTCTTCTTCTGGATTTAATAATGCAGCATTCCCAGGAGATATTACATTTTTTGGAAGACTTACACCAAATTCGAGTGATTTTGAAATAATCCCTCCTAATTCTTCTTATGGCCCTATTGATTTTGAATTATATGGGGCTCGCCAATCCATTAAGATTAATTTATTTAATAGAGGGTCTAGAAATCTTTATAGCTTTGATTCCTCTGATAATATTTTACATAAATTTACAAATCCTACTTTATACCAGGGAATGGATATGTGGTATAGAAAAATTCAGGGTTTTAATATAACAACTCAATCATCTTCAGATAATTATCAATATGTCAAAGATCCTTATCATATTATTGATAGAGTTCTCGTTATGACAGATGTAGATATATTAACTCTTAAAGACCAGTGGAATGCTTCTAGCATTTATCCACTAAAAATCTCTTTAATGGGGGTTAATCCGGTCAAAGATATTGATTATACAGTTTATGATGCATCCTTAGGATTCCAAAGCGAATACTGGTATGCAAGAAATGATGATGTTAGTAGTTATTATATTGTTGTTGATGTCTGTTCAAATTATATTGTTGATATTCCAGGATCCTATGTTATTAAATCAGGAACAGGAATTATTGAAAAAGATAATTCTTCTCTTTCATATGGGCCTCTTACTTTATTTAATACTTTTAATTCAAGTATAAATTTAGTGGCTGCATCTCAAACTTTAGTAACTTATGCTATTTTAGATGGGTCTTTTAATTATAAATCTCTTAATAGTTCCACCAAAGAAGAAAATATTAACGATTATTATGCTTCTAATACTTTATTAAAATATGGGTTAACTATTCCTCAAGTTTCGAAATGGGTAGGCCTTGGAACCGATGTTCGAAATAATCCCCTTCGATTGATTTTAGATAGCTCTATTTTTGATGTTAGCACTAATTTTATTCCAACAAGTACGAGCTTTTCACAAGAAATCTCTTATTCTTCTTTCAAATATCTTGGAACTAGCGGAAGAGCATGGGAGAGTTATGTATTCTATGATATAAATGATGTAATCCCGGATGCAAGTTCTTTCATAACTCTCAAAGATGCTATGTTTAAGTATCCATATGTGGATTATTTTTCTAAGCTTTTATATTCTAATTATAATGTAGATGCTACAAAGACTCGTTCTTCAATAGTTTATTACAATGGATATAAAAATACTATTGATACAATTTTGCTAGGGTTAAATTTATCCCTTAAAATTGAAAATGTTGCAAAGAGTGTTTTAGACATAAAGAACTATGATAGATATAGATTTTCTTTCATGTCCACAACTTCTAGAAATAAAGATAACAAACGTCCTATTGAAGTTATTATCAATGAAAACACCAAAACAATCTTAATGATTTGGTACCAGGGAAATGACGAGCTTAATTACAATATGAGATATTCTTCATTTCTTCCAGGAAAAGCTTTATTAGACCCTTCTGATAATGGTTTTATTTCAGGAGCAAACCAAGAATTATTTTCCTTTGTTAAAACCCCATATTATGTAAATAATTCTACAATTCAGAAATCTATTTTAAAATTTTATGATACTCTTGCCACATATGATTCTTCAACAGCTCGACTATATGCTCAATTAAATAAGAATTTAAATGGATTTAATTCTGCTTGGAATGCTCCTGGAGCAAACACTATTACTGGCAGTGTATTTACTGTAAATGGTGATAGCTATAATACCTTTTCTCAATATGTAGATTATATTTATAACCAAAATGCTAATGCTTTTGGAGATTATGTAGAAAATTATGGATATAATTATAATAGCAATACCAACTGGTATGTAAACAATACTACAAATATTGACACATTAAAATATTTTCTTTCATCATCTTTTAATTATGTGATGTATTACATATTGCGTGGGGATGAGGTTTATAATAGCTATGATTTTGGAATACTTAATCCTATGACTATCACAATTAATCCTCCGAGAACATATAGAAATATGTATACTTACAATGGATGGTTTAAACCAAAATTTAATTCCATTCTAGATTTTAAATCAGATGAAAATGCAGAATTAATTAATGCAGCTGATAAAGATTTTATATTCAGCAATACTAATTTAAGATTATATAATAGCATTCCTCAATTATGGTATAATAAAGTTGTAACTGCTGTTTCTGCCAATGATATTAGTATAGGAAATGCTATTTCATATGTTTCTAATTTTAATGTCTTTAAAGCTCTGTGGGATGCAGATTATTATTTTAATTCGCAATTAGGCTCTTATATTGATGGCTATGAATCCCCAAATGAGCTTCCAGCTTTCTTTGGTTCAAAACTTGTAAAATTACCAGACCAATTAACTCTTGAAAATTGGGATATTACTACAGCATCTTTTTCAAAGACAGCTACCGAAATTACTTTGTCCTTTAATTTATCAAGGATAATTTTGAATATGTTTAAAAATAATTCTGCTTTTACAAGTAACTGGAATGGATTATCAAATGCAGATAATATCATAGATTCCTATATCAGGAATACCATCATAACTTACTATAATTTTAGTACTCCAAAGATTAGGGTAGATTTTTATTACAAACCATATATAACACAAACTCTATTCTATACTTATGATTCAAATTTTATTAATGACGGAAAACAGAATTTTAATGGTCAATTAGTATATGAAAATGATGAATACATTTATCGAATGGTTGTTCCTATTACAGGAAACTATTCTTATTTTGCAAAATTTACAATGACGGAGAAATAAAATATGAAATTTGAATATTCACCTGGTTTAATAGGATACGGGGCTAAAGGAGCTGATGGTTCTTCTGGCTTACAAGGATTGGCAATTTACTTTACCGATTACAATCCTCTTAGTGATAGAATTACACTCAAAAGTGCAATAGAAAATAATGAAGTACTCTGGTCCACTGCTATCCCGGGAACAAAACTTCCAGGTGAAAGAAAGTATGCTATTAATGATTTAACAGTTGATTCTAGAGGATTTGTTTATAGAATTACGGATTCGGTAAATGGTGATTATATCAATACCGGAATGTCCCTAAACAAATCATCGTTTTTCCAATTGGGTACAGAATCGGATAATGGCTTTTCAAGATATTTTAATAAACTAGATACTTCTTTAAGATATATTATTGATAATGTTTTTACAGATAGTTTAGGAATAAATTATATTTTATCCCCTTCGAAAATATATGGAATAGCTCCTAAGAATTTTGCAAGAATTGAATATTCAAATGTTGATGCATCTTATTATAATGCTTTTTCTCTTTATTCATCAGGAGAAAATGTAAATTCCGATGATCATAAATCGTTAGCAATTGTTGAAGAAATTGCTTCAAATAAATTTCATATAGGAAATATAGATAGCAGTAATTTATTTAGAGATGTAGATTTGATATTAGATGTTTCTTCTTTGAGATATACAAGAGAAATCGGAAATCAATTTAATAAAAATACAATAGTTGGAACTGTTTTAACAAATGCTGAAAAAAATCCAAATACTTTATTTGATAATAGTTTTACATCTTTGCCTGCATCTTTTTCATGTATATCCGCTCCTACCCATGTAACTATTAATTGGGTACTATCTGATTTTTGCTCAGATCCATGCTCAGGTATACTTTATTTTTATAAAAAAGAGGATGCTTCGGGAAATTATACAATGGATCCTTCGATGCTAAGGCCTTTAGTATTTCATAATGTTGACCCCGTTGGAAATATAACCATAAGCGCTTTAACACTAAATCAGACTTATGAATATTTCATGAGTGTTTGCAAAAATGGATGGGAAAGAAATTCAAAAATTCAGCCGATTACCACTACTGATACTCTCGGCTTTTTTACTATTATTAATCCGGCTCCCCCAGCATTAATTCTTCCGGCAATTTCTTCTAAAAATGCAATATCTATTACAACAAATTCTTTTACTGGATGGACTCTTGCAGTTGATAAAAATTGGATTTCTGCTCTTCAAAAAGATACGACAATTCCAATTACCGGAAATCCTGTTGCAGGACCTTATATTTTTGATGTAAGTCTTTCAGCATATAATGGATATACTCAGAGAACTGGAACTCTTACATTTAATTCAGAAGCAGGTATAAAAACAATTGGGATTACACAAAATAGAAGATTGCCAATGTCGCATTCGGTTTATATGAGTTCCTATATTAATACTGTCTCCGATGCTAGGAGTCGAATTGTATTTGATCCTCCTTTAACTACAGGACAATCAGTAACGATTAATGCGTATATACATGCTAAATCTAGAGCAAGAGGGGGAAGTCATACTGCGGATACTCATACTCAAATTTCAGTTTATAAAAATGGTATTTCAGTTGCAAATACATTAGCATATGCTCATTCAGCTACCAATACTAATCATTGTGAAACACAAGAACTATATTTTACTCTTGCTGGTATTACAAGTGCTGATATTATAGAAGTAAGACAAGGTCCTGCATTTGATTGTGTATATTGGACATCTGGAACAAATGGATGGGAAGAGGGGGCTGCTTATATAGAACTAAATAGTGTAACTGATGGATATGATACATTTAATATCGACTCAACAAGAAAAATCTGGAATGTCACTAGAATATCTTGTAATTGTGGAACAAACTGTAATTTTGTTTCCTGGATTGATTTAATTCCTACCGCACTTCCGACATGTACTTAAAATTAAATATATAAATAGAATATGACCGATAAATTTAAATATGCTCCAGGTATGCCAGGTTTTGGCACAAAAGGTTCCGATGGTTCCACCGGTAACCAGGGGCTTGCTATGTATTTTACTGATCTAGATCCAGTTACTGAAATAATTTTATTAAATACAAAAATAGAAAATGATTGGGTTCTTTGGGAAGGATCATCAACTTCATTACCAGATGGTAGACCTTATACTACTGGAGATTTATTTTTTGATAGTAATGGAAAAGCATATGAAATAAATGCTGAGACAAATACATTTTCAAGTATAGGGGGTAATTTAAATATGGGGGGATTTTTTGTTCCTCTTGGAATAAATGCAGATAATGGATTTCAGAGATATTTTAATAGTAATAGTTCTCCTAAATATATTATAGATAATATTTATACAGAGGTCGGAGCCATTAATTATACAGGATCCCCATTAACTATTTATGGCATAACCTCAGAAAATTTTGCTAGAATAGAATTTAGTAATGTGGTTTTAGGCCAATATAATCCATTTACCGTTTATTCTTCTGGCGTAACTGGAGGAATAGACGATGCTTCAGCTATAGCTATTGTTAGAGATGTATCTCTCAATTTATTTAGAATTGGAAATCTTGATGATGCAGGTAATTTAAGAAATGTTAACTTAGTATTTGACGTTTCTTCATTAATCCACACAAAACAACCAGGAAATTATTTTAACCCAAGTACTGCTCAAGGTTCAATATTAACTAATTATGAAATAGCTGCAAATTCGCTTTTTGATCCTAATTTTAATAGTAATCCTGCCAGCTTTATAGGAGTTATGGGAACGACCGATATATCAATAAGTTGGAATTTATTAGATTTTACAAATGATTCATTAGTAACAGGGGATTTATATTTTTATGAAGATTTATTTCCTGTTTATAATGGGAGTACATTTAGAATTGATTCATCTGCAGCAAGACCATTAATTTTTTCTCATTTAGATTCTTCTAGTTCAATTCATATAATTGGGGTATCTCCTATAAAAGCTTATGGATGTTACATGAAGTTAACCAAAAATGGATGGACTAGAAATTCGGCTAGCAAAAATTTATTTGCATCAAGCTTAGCTGTTACCCCTTTGAGCTATTCTGATGTATCAGCTGCTGAAACTTCTATAGGTTTTAATGTTATTACTAATATTGGCTGGGATGTTTCTCTTTATAATAACCCAGGAAATTTTATGTCTATTTGGCAAGGTATTTGCCCAAGTGGAGGTAATCTATCACATCCTTATGACGGATCTGTTTATATTCATCTTGCTTCCAATGCTTTATCTACGGTTTCAAGAACAGGTTATGTAAAAATCCTGAATCTCTTGGGGGGGACATTTCAGAATGTTTCTATACAGCAAAAATGGGGAATTCAACCTCAAACATTGCCAACTCTGATTTCTAGTTTTTACGCTATCCCTAGACAGAGTCCTACTATCCCATATCCAGGACAATCTGGAATACGATACATAACTGATTCAGGTAAATCCAATTATGTGTGGACTATAACTCCTGATAGCGGAATGACTGTAGCTATTACAAGTGGTGGATTAACAACAGATAGTTCTATTACCGTAACTTGGGGAACCCCTGGGGGTGCAGAAGGAACAGGATCAGTAACTGTTCATTATACTGATGGGGGAGGAATTTCTAGTAATAAAACTTTACCAGTTTCTATAGAACATTTTACAATAGTAGAAGATACAAATGGAGCTTCTTATAAATATTATAATGCTACTACAGGTGCAGCATGTCAGGGAAATAATACTTTATCTGTATATATAAATCCCGGAAATACTTGGCATGCTAATGTAGTGGGTTCTAATAGTGCAAAAGTATTTTTATCTGCATATGATCATACTGACACGAGATATCCTAGTGTATCGGGGGAAACAAGCAATAGTTTCTTATCGGTTAATATAGATCCTCCTACTACATCTGGTAGTAGTTCGGATATTAAAATTTATTCGAAGCATTCTTTATCCCCAGAAATATCAATTGTTGCATTATCATCTTGCCCAATATAATTATTAATACTAATATAAAATGGAAACAATTAAAAAAATTTTTAAAGTAATCTGGACATTTATTAATTCCAAATTTTTCGGATATGCTGTTGTTTTGGTACTGGTTCTTTTTATTGCACAAACGTGTCATAATTTAAGTAAAGCAAAACAGAAGGTGACTAATTCAGAGCAAAATATTATAGCTTTAACCGATACCATTCACAAAGAAAAACTCAAAACTGGAGAACTACAATTTAGCATTGCTGGATATATTGCTAGTGTTAAGGATCTCAAAAATGTAAATAAAAGTCTTTATGATGAAGTAGAAAAGCAAAAAGGAACAGTGATAAATCTTAATCGTCTTACAATACTTTTACAACAGGATAAAGAAGATCTTAGTCATTTTATTGACTCATTAAAAATGATTATTAATCAGCCAATGAAAGTTAATGATACAACCTATATTGTTCCTTGGACACTTCCATTCACTTATGATTCAACTAATTTTGATATTTGGAGTGGGCAAACAAAAATAGGATTAACATTATCAAAAACATCGCTTAAAACTTATACATTAAGAACCATTGGTAATACTATAGAACTTCCTAGATTTGATTTTTCTCAGATAGCAGTTACTAATTTAGGATCTGAAATGATTTCTAGAAAAACCCAAATAGAATTAGTTTATGGCCAGAAATATGTAAATGGAAAATTGATAGTATTTGCTAATAGTAAATATCCTGGATTTAGCGTTCTAAATTTAGAAGGATGGACAGTTCCTGATCCCCCTAAAAAACATTGGTTTACAGGATTTAATGTAAGTTTGGGAATAATGCCAAGTTATGATTTTCTTTTGGCTAAACCTACAATTGTAGTAGGTCCTTGCATTGGGTACTCAATCTATCAGTGGTAAAATAAATATAAATAATGGCTACAAATCTCAGTAAATATATCCAATTAAATGATTTTCTCTTATTAGAATACGAATTCGATAAGAGCGGGATCGATACCTCCCTTGGTTCCATTGGGATTTCCTCAGTGGTAGCAACAAATCTTTTTGGATCTTTACAATATTTCAATATCGGAGGGCAGGGTGTTACTAATAATGATCTTAATCTGAATTCTGTTCCAACTAATGCAGCAAGATCATCGTGGTATTTTTCTTATGATACTTCTAACTATGGCTCACATTTTGACAGTTCTATCGCTATTTCTATTTCTGAATACCCTTTAGATACAATTCGAGTTCATATTGTTTCAGGATATAATTTTGATGACATTACAGGATTCTTATTACAGGTTAAAGCACAAGATATATCCAGTAATTTAGTTGACCTTGCTAATTTTACATGGGCAAAACAAATTCAGGGAAGTAATGATGTTTTAAAATTTAGCCCTAATACTCTTCTTTTAGGAAATAGATTCTATGATAAGTATGTAGAATTTAAAGTACCCTCTGTTCAAAATTTAGGAGGGGATACAGGGACTTCATTAGGTCAAGCTTTAAATATAAAAACATTATCGGATATTTTCTTGACTTATAGTACTATTCCGGAAATGGATGTAGACACTTATATTATTTCAGAAGCTATTTCTCTTCAACTTCCTGTTTCAAGTCCAGCAGATGATTTTAATTGCTTAATAGCTGAATCAACTGGAGGAGATTATATTGAATTTTATGCAACATTTAGGGATCTTATTATTGGAGAAAATATCGGAGAAATAGAAAGCGGTCGAATTCCTCTTTATACTTCAAGTAATCCAAATGATAATTATCAGGATTTCGATAATCAATATGGAGCAAGAACAGCTAAATGGGTTCTTATGCATGAACTTTATGTTTATGAGCATATCGGCTTAACTACCTCATTGCTAACTCAAAAATATGTTTTTACACAAGAAGATAATTTTATGCTTCCTAATACATTTAGACCTGTTCTAAAAAATGCTGATATAGATTCATCATATACAATTCAATATGTTTGTAGATTAATGAATAGAATGGATGGAACGCAAATTATTCGAAAAGCCTCTTTTGCTTCTCAAAATCCTAAAAAATATGGGTTATATTTTACAAGAATAAATGTTGATAATTATATTCCTTATAAAGTATTTAATAGATTAGCTGCTGAAGCAAGTCCTAATATTGGAGGAGCTGGGGCTCAAAGAACTAAATTTGTAAAAGTTTATTATGATTCTGTTGATGTTATGCTTAATATGAATAATGAAGTTCTTCCTCAAGGAACAGGGCCTTTATTCTTAAAACAATCTGATGGGGCTTACTTATTTAAATTTAATAAAGTAAATACGGATTCTGGTAATCAATCAACAAATGTAGATTTATCTGGTGCTTATAATTATGCTATTGTATTTGTTCTTGATGATTTAACCAAGATTGAAATAAGCCCTACTTTTTCTGCAAATATGAATACTACTTTAGGACAGATTGAATTTAAAATTTTAGAATCCCAAGCTCAAAAGCTTCTTATTCAAAAGGGCAATTCATATTCTATAGTAGTAAAAAATCCAGATGGAACTCAATATACGTTTTATGAAGGGATTTATTACTCATATAAGAATTTTAATCAAGTTGTAACTCAATTTCAGAGTTTATTCGATGTAACCTCGCTTAATACTCAGATAGCAGCTCTTCAGACAGAAAATAAGATTTTATCAGATCGAATAAGTGCTTTAAAAATTAAATAATATGGGAAATAGTTTTTCTGGAATTTATAAAATACAATCCAAAATTAAACCAGAAAGAATTTATATCGGAAGTGCTGTTAATTTTAAAAATAGATGTTCTGTTCATATTATATGTTTGAGAAAAAATAAACATAATAAAAAACTGCAATCCCATTATAATGAATTTGGTGAAAATGATTTAGAATTTTCTATATTACTAAAATGTGATCCAAAGAAATTAATAAAAAATGAACAAAATTTTATAAATGAATACAAACCATATTTTAATATATCTAAAAAAGCCGGGAGCACATTAGGTATAAATTATTCTGATGAAGTTAAATTAAAAATGAGTAAAGCACAAAAAGGGTTAAAACATCCTTGGAGAAAAAATCTTACAGAAGAAAGCAAATTAAAAATCAGTAATTCATTAAAAGGACATAAGGTATCTGAAGAAACTAGAAATAAATTAAGCAAAGCTAAGATTGGAAAACCTAGATCAGAAGAAACAAAAAGAAAAATAAGTCAAGCTACTACAGGGGAAAATAACCCAATGTATGGAAAAACCAAATTTAAATTATTCCAAAATCTTAGAAGCTAACTAAAAACAGAAAACCTCTTAGAATTAGGAGGTTTCTTGTGCAATATAGTTTGAAAGAGATTAGAGAGGATGTTTTTCTTAGACAATGGTTTATATAATAGGGAGATTAAAATTGAGCAGCAAGCTCCTTATGAGTTTCTGCAAGGTGTTAGAAGAGTCCTTTGATGGTATTAAAAAGCCAACTAAGGATAGGCCATTTTACAAGAACAAAAATCAGTGCTCCTGTGAAAAAAGCACGAGTTAAAACCCATTTTAAAGAAAGAGTATCAAAAGCAAATCTATAGATAACTCCATAAACTAAAGTTGGGGTTCCTTCATCATCATAAAACTGATTAAACTCAGGAACAATAGATCCTGCAAACCCTAAATCTGAATCAAGATATTGGTGAAGAGGAGCAAGAATTTCCATTAACCGGAGTCGTTTAATATTTTCAGGTAAAACAGAATCTTCCATAGGAAGAGATACTGGAACATAAAGAACATAAAAGAAATTAAAATCCAATCCAAATTTATTAAACTTGGATTGAGGATTATAAGCTTCAGCTTGAATAGTCTTTATCCAACTTCTATAATTAGATATATCTCTAATAACCCCAAGCACTGGAAATTTTTTCCAGAGAGGGGTTTTCATTTTTCTAATATTCTTCTTCTTCATCATAATAGGCTTCAATAAGATCCGGATGTTTTTCTCTCAACATTTCAGCTACATCTTTTCTTGCTTTTCTAAGACGAGTCTTAACTGTATTAAGATTCCAACCTAAATCTGCGGCAATATCCTGGAGTCTTTTGTTATTTATTTCTCTTTCTAAAATAACTGTTCTATAAGGTTCCTCGAGTTTTTCAATTTCCTCAAGAGTTTTTTCATAAAGAGCTAAAGTTAATTTTTCTCCGGATGGACCAATAACTTCAATATTGATCGAGGTTAAAGGAGTATAAACTTTAAGAAGTTTTGAATGATTTTCTGAAAGTTTATCTCTTGAAAGAGTTTTGCTTTTTAGCCTTAGCTGACCTAAAGCTTCATTCTTAGCAATAGCATATACCCAAGTACTAAAATTATAGTCCTTGTTGTATTGATCTATTTTTTCCCAAACAGCAATAAATGTTTTCGATACAATTTCTCTTGCGAGATCTATATCATGAACATAATTATAAGTAAAAGAAATAAGACCTGGTTTAAGCCTCTTAATAAGATCTGAAAATGTTTTATTATCCTTTTTGTCTAAAAAATCAATCGCAAGCGATTGAATCGAAATGATTTCTCTATGCATACGAATACAACAATTTTATTATTAGTTAAAAAAGATGTTGAGGATTTTACTCCTCAACAATTTGTTCAACGTATGAATTAATATTCTGGAGAATTCCCGCAACCTGCTGGTATGGGAAATTTCCTAATACGTTTACGATTTGTTGGAATGTGTTGTGGTCAACAACATCTACCTGAATTGCATTCATAATACCTGCAATTTGGTTAAAAGGATAAGTGCCAATAGCTTTTAAAACAGCTGCTTTAAATTCTGGTTTTAAACGATATGTAGGAACATAGGCATTTGTTTCTACTACTTGTGCTGCATCAACTTTTGGACCTTCGGTTTTTGGAACTTCTGCGATTTCCTGTGGTTTTTGATCTTCCATAATTTTATAAGAATTTATTAATTTATTTTTATATATCCGAGCTTCTTTCAATATACTCATAAAAGCTCGTTAATTTTTCTCAAAAAAGTTAACTTAATGTTAAACCTTTACAAAACCATCTTTTTCATACATTTCTATTTGTCTTTCAAAATCCGGTTTGATGATCATACATTCATATGCGAGTACCCCTGTCTTAGTTTTAAAACGAACAATATTTATCATCCAATCATCTTTTGGATCTTCTAAAAGGAACCAAACTGAAAATGGTGAACGAGGTTTTTCCATCTTAATTAATGGAGTATACTTTGAATACAAAGAAATATTTTCTACTTTTTTTTCTTTTTTTTCCATTTTATTTATCTATATAGCCGCCATCTTTCCATGCGGCTATTTTTTCATCAAGAGTACTAAAATCAAAATCCGGATTTTCATCTCCAAATAAAGTATAATCTAGAAGGGGTTTTACATGCATTTTAAATAGATCTTTCGGAGGAATAACTAAATATTTATCTTTCTGAGCAATGGTACAGGGAATAATTTTACTATTAACCCCTGCCATAATATCTAAATAATTTTGTCTTACTCTTTCCTGAAATTCAAAATCTGCTTCGTGAATATCTTGTTTTCCATTGAGATAGTCTCTATCTGATCCTTCTCTTTTGGTTTCTAACCTTTCCTTTGTAATTTTTATAGGGACATCAAAGAATATATTTAAATCGGGATAAGGAAGATTTAAGAAATCAAATTCAAAATTCAAAATCCACGTTCTAATATCATCAGTTTCTTTTGACGCTAATGGATATTTAGCTGCTTGATAAGCAATATTTGAAAAAACATATCTATCTAAAAGAACAACGTCAACAGTTTTTAATGCTTCTTTAAGAATTGGGAGAAACATAAAACGATCCATAGCATAAATATTTGCCACAAAATAAGGAGAAACTTTATCTATACCTCCGAATTCGCCACGTAAAAATCTAGCAATAATATCACTAAATTCATTATGACCATACATCGGAAAATGAAAGAAGGAAAAAGATAATTTATGATTTTTAAAATATTTTTTGACAAGTTCTACTTGGGTACTTTTTCCTGCACCATCACAGCCTTCAATAGATATTAATTTACTCATTATCAATTAAATAAGATTATCAAATTTTTCTTTATATCTTTCAGTAAATTGAATACTTTTATTATCAATTAATCTTTTTATGTCGGAATATAATAAAAGTTTTGGGGAACAGGTTAATTTATAAATTAATCCTTTATTATTACAAAAAAGTATTGCTGCTTCTTTTTTTAATTGAACTATTTTTGATCGGAATCTTCTAAATCTAAACTTAATGTTTCTTTCCAACATTCACGCCACCTTGCGAATTCAAGCCAACGTGTTTCCCCAGCTATTGTAACAGGAACAAACAGAAATCTTTTGTGTTCGATATACCAGGTTCCTGTTGCTTCATCTTTATATTTTTTATCATGCCACGCATATTTATAATACCTTAAATAAAAATCCAAAGATTGAAATAAGAAGTATAATTCCCCCAGCAGGTCCTGCGTTTTTTATATTATCTTCCATATTTGTTCATTTATTTTTGCCTCTTATTTAAAAAATTTTAATCTTGAGATAAGAGAAAACATTTGATTTACAAAAAGACCAACCCCAAAAATTCCTAAAATATTCCAATCTTTAGAAAGTAAAGTCATTAAACCAAGTCCATATAAGAGAGACATGATAGTTATTTCTCCAAAACTTAATAAAGATGATAAAAACATATAACGCATTGAAGGAAATTTCGGAACTTCATAAAGTTGTTCTTGATTCATCACAAGAATCCCGGTAAGAGGATTTTGATTCTCAATAATTGGTTTAGGTATTTCTTTCCCCGCCTTTACCGCATTTAATCTATCTGCTAAAGATCTATTTTTAATCATTTTTATATTAATTCTGCAACATATCTTGCATCTGAATATCCTTCAGTTCTAACTAGAAAAGTAACCCCATCATCTTCTTCAACATTTGCAATAAAGAATTTTTTAAATGGAAAATCTTCTCCATAATCATCTAAGAAATCCTCATAAGTCTCAAAATTTACAACGGGAAGAAGAGATAAAATAGTTTCAAGCTGAGAATCTACTTGTATTTTTTTAGAATAATATAAATCATCCAACCCAGGTTTTCTTGTAAAAGGAAGGCTGCTAAGATAAGCTAAAGCCTCTGGTTCAAGATCCTGTGTTCCTTCTTGAACTATTTCTAGACCTTCGTTAACTTTTTTTTTAAAAGGTTTAAAGCCACCTTTCTTTTCTTCTTCCCCCTTTTTTTCTTCGTGTTCTTCGTGCTCTTCTTTTTTGTGTACTTTATGCTCTTCGTGTTCTTCTTTCTTGTGTACTTTATCTTCTTCTTTATGCACTTTATGTTCTTCGTGCTCGTGTTCTTCGTGCTCTTCTTTTTCTTCAGTTTCTGCAGCTTTTACCACTACACCTTTTGGCTCTTTTTTTGCAGATTTTTCTCCCGAAGTTTTTGATGCATCCTGTCCTTCTTCTTTTTTTATACCACCTTCGGTATCTGAAGTTTTAACATCTCCAAACATACCTGGTTTAAAGTCTTTAACACTTTTAAGATTAGTCTGAAGGTCATAGCCAGGTTCAAATTTTTGACCACCCATTTTCATTTCAACTTTGACCTCGGTTTTACCTTTTTGAAATTCTTTTTTCAGCCAATTAAAGGTTTTCTTGTTTTCTTCAGGCATAATAATTCCTTCAGCAGGAACCTTAGAATTAACTTCCTTTTCTTCAGTAAGACGTTCTAGATAATCATCAAGTTTAAAAGATCCAGCTTTCATATAGTGTAGTTTTATTTTATATATCTTTAATTAAAAAAATATTCTTTAAAAAATTTTGAGTTCAATTTGATTCTTTGCTGCTGCCATAGGATCTACAATTCTAGTTATTTTTGGTTTCGATGGAAAAGAATATCGATTTATATGTTCAATCACTACATCAAAAAGAGTTTCAAAAGAACTATAAGGAATTTTTTCGGATTTATTTCTAACTGTAATAATATTATTTTCTTTATCTATTGATACAACAAATTGAGGTCTTAAAATTACATTATTAATAAGATTCTGATGCATATCATAGTCTCTTTCTCCTGGTTTTCTTTTTGGGAACAGGTCAATAAGTATTTGTTTAATATAATTCTGACCAATTCCCATAGAATGTTTAGGGTCTTGTCCTCTTTCAAAATTTAATATTTCATATATTTTTAGAGCTTTCACGAATTTATATAAATATTTAGGGTATTATAAGTAGGATTATCCCAATGATAGGATTCGGTGTCATTATTTCTATTTATATTTGATACTAATTGTTCAAAAAAGAAAACATTAGTTAATGATTGGGGTAAAGTTATAACAATTCTTCCATCTCCGGGGGTATTTTCATGTTTCTTTTCAAATCTAACTTTAGTAGTAGGCTCCATAATAATTTTAACCATGTATTTAAATTCAATTTTTTTATCCTCATCTGATGGATAAGTTGCCGGGTCAGCCATCATGGAGATAAGTTTTTTCTTTTCCCTAGCTTGCCCAATTTCCATAGCTTGTTTAGGATCCTGACCTCTTTCAAAGTCCATTTTTTCATATATTTTTATAGCTTTCATTTGCAAGAGGTTATTTTCTTAAATTCATCTAAACTAATATTTTCGTATTCCGAATCTTCAATATCATCAAATAAAATAATTCCTAATTCTTCTACATTTGTAAAATAAAGAGTATATGTTTCTTTAAAGGTCGGGGTTTTCTTATGAGTTTTTGTTGAAAAAATTATAAATTTAGGTTCGGGCTTATCCCAATCTATCTCTGAAACATCTTTAAAAATTGGGCACATTTTAGCTAATTGATGCATTTTTTTAAAGAGGTTTATTTTCGGAGCATCTGTTCTATAAGATCCAATATCTATGCTATCTTTAGGATCTAATCCTCGCTCAAAATTTATTGATTCTTTTAGATATATTTTATCTAAATATCCTTTAATTATATCTACATAAGTCATAAAAGCCCCGCCTTCTAGTATTAAAGTGAATAAGTTTCCTATAACCGATCTTGTACTATTAATTCCTTCTTTAAATGGATATTTTTTAATCTCTTCCGTAATAGTGTCTTCAAGTTCTTTTTCGGCGTCTTCTATTTCTTTAGTTTCGTGTTTGAATTTTTGGAAAGTATCAGATTTAGCATTATCATACTGATCGAGAATATAGCTATTATATTCTGATAGAGAACGAAACCCAACTTTTTTAACAGCTATTGTAATTTTTTTTATAATCGGCTTTGTTTTTTCCTCAATATCATCGATAATATGAATGGCTAATTCTTCAGCAGTCATATCCCATTTCCATTTTCTCCCGACTCGTATAGAATCTTTAGGATCTATTCCTCTTTCAAAATTTACTGATTCTTTTATATAGGCTGGATCTAGTTTTTGCTTAATCATCTCTACATAAGTTTTGTGAGGACCTCCCTCAAGCTCTAAAGTAAAGAGATCCCCAATTAAATTCTTTTTAGCTTTTTCATCTCTGATTGGAAAATTTTCTACTTCAGATGCTATAGTTTCTTCTAATTCTTGTTCAGCATCGTCGATTTCTTTAGAGACAAAAGGAAACTTATCATCTTCGTCAAAGCGTAGATAAACATATTCTTGATATGTTTCTATATCTTTATACCCGGCTTTTTTGACAGCATCTTCTATTTTATTTAATATAGGCCTTACCTTATCACTTACAGTATCTAAAATATGGTTTGCTAATTCTTCAGCAGTCATATTCCAAATATGTTTTCGACCAATTCTTATTGAATCTTTTGGATCTATTCCTCGCTCGAAATTTTGGGATTCATTAAAATGATCAATTCCATTGATCTTTGCATAAAATTTATCAAAATGTTTTTTTGTAGGAATTAAATCCAGCGGAAAATCTTTTTCTTCTTCATCACAATGATAGCCCCATTCGGAAACTTTATATCCTCCATCTCTTTTAAGAGAAAATGCTCGATAAATTTTATTATTTTTAGGATCCTTAAACCACCAATAATAATCCCATCGAGGTATTTTTGAAAGATAAAGAACTCCTGAAATCATTTTATCCATGGCTCTTTTTCCAAGACGACCGATTTCCATAGAATCCTTGGGATCTATTCCTCTCTCAAATTTAATATTTTCTACAAGTTTAGCTCTCACCTTTTATATATTTGATTTTTTAAGAATGAAAATTTTACTGTAAAAAATTTCAAACAAAATAGTAAATGAACAATAGAAAATAAGAAAATCAGTCCACCAATTAATTAATGGATGATAAAAAACAAGAGCAAACATAATGCAAATTAACATCAGAAATTTGCAGAAATGCCAAAAATCCGTAGTCCAGACTAAAACTGTACTAGATCCCCAAAATTTTTCTCCAGACCATACCCCATCAATATATTTCCATTTATTCTGGGAGCTGATAGCAGGATTTATCCATTGCTGATTTTTCCAACTAGAAAAAATCGAAGCATTAAATTTAAATCTTAGAACATCCATGCAAGCATTAAAGATACCTGCAATGATAAGAAGAATAGCAGAGATCATTTTTCTTTTTTGGTTAAGTCCCTAATTGTATTAACTATTCCTGCAATAATAAAAGTTAAAATAGTTAAAATTAGATATGCTGCAAATGTTAATCCCACTATATTAAAAATATCTGTAAGAATAGGGGAATGTGTATTTCTAACTATTAATGCTGAGATTATTATCAAAGCAAATGATACAAGAATTTTTATTAGTCCATTTTTTTGAAACCAATTTTTTAAAAATTCAATTATTTTTTTCATGGGATTCTTTTCTTTATTTATCCCACAAAAAAAGCTCGCATTGAGGCTGCGGGCAAATCTTATTTTATACCATGTTTTTTCTTATACATTCCATTAAGAGGCCCAGCAACTAAACTTCCGTTATTTTTCATTCCATTATTTTGACTCCTTTTTTGTCTTGTCTCTAAAGAATGAATCATTCCAAGATTTTTTGATTGGCCCATTTCACTTTTACTAATTTTTATTTTGGATTCTGCTGAATGAAATTTTCCCTTCATTGGGGATCTTCGGCCTTTTGGGGAACCCCCCTTACCTCCAGGATTTATATTATAGCAAAGTGGATTTTTCAATATTTCTTTAGTAATAAATTTAAATTCGAATTCTAATGCTTTCTTAAAATCTTCAAGTTCATGCAAAATTTCTTTTTTAAAATTTTCTCTTCCATATTTTTTAATAGCTCTTAGAATCATTTTTCCCGAGCCAAGATATTTATCATTTAAACTATTTGACGCATGAACTCCATAATAAAATTTTTCATTTATTAAATTGGTGGTTTTATAAAAATAGTTAAATTTTTTCATAAAAAAAGCTGGCACTTAGGCTGCCAGCAAGTCTCCTGAGAAATAGTGCTTCTTAAGCAGCCATTTTCATTTCTAAACTATTTTCGCCGTTTATTGCGTTTATTGGAATAATCATCATTTCCCTCAACGTGAAGTCAAAGCTAAGTCATCCCCAAAAAACCGTACTAACGCGACGGATTAGCGAATCTTAAGGCAATTGTGGAGATGCTGGGTTCTGCCCCCAGGTGTTTCACGCCTACTCTATAATTAGCTCTTTCGAGCACTCCCAATATCTTTTTCCTATTTTAACTTCTTTTTATTATTTATTCTTCATCAAAGTAGTATCTTCAGGACTTACTGCTTTAGTTTTAGGTCCTTTTGAAATCATGTAAATAAGTACTCCAATAACTAAGAGATCAATCAAAAAACCTATTCCTCGAACAGAATTTTCATCTCCTCCATTAGCTCCAACTAGAAAACCAATTGAAACCCCAGTAATTAATCCTATACCCATAGGAAGTAAAGATGACCATTTCCAGCCTTTTCTCCAAGCAAAAATAGTTAAAAGAATTTCAGCAATCCACATTTTTTAAAGAATTAGAAAGACAAATATACGAAATATACTTTAATTATATGTCTAGAGAATGTTAAGGTTTTGTTAAAAATTATCTTAAATAAGAAAGAGTTAAACTATCGAGATAGACTTTAATCTCATTTAATCTATCAAGTTCTTTTTGCTTAGCAATAATACGAGCTTTTAAGCTTAAACCAAAAAGTCTTTTAGCAAACCATTTGATTATTTGATTAACATTTGTTGTTGGTTCAATAATAATATCTCCATCCGAATCTGCAATTGAAAAACCATAATAATTTTTCCAATTAGATTCTTCAGCCCATCCTTCTTCTTCAGCAGCTTTTTTTGAAACATAAGAAAGCTGAACACCAGCAATATCTTCTTCATCATCTTTATCCATAATATTTTCAAATTCAAAATCAAATACTGGTCCAGCATAATGCTCATCTTGATGAGCTTTAGCTACTATACCAATCTTTTTCAATCCTGCAATAACATCCTGGATATGTTTTTTATAAGTAAGCCCAATATCCATAGCTTCCTTAGGATCTAATCCTCGTTCAAAATTTTGAACTTCATTAATAGTTTTAGCTTTCATTTCTTTGAAATATTTTAAATCTATTTTCCATTTGCATTCTTGTTCCATACATTCTTTTCTGCGGTAATATATCTAGTGATTCATTTCTTCTTTTTAAAGCTTCCGGTAAATTCCAGCATTTAAAATATTCTAAATGTATAATATGTTTAACTTCTTGAGGGTCATAAAATTTTTGAACCTTTAATATTAGAACAATCATATCTGGCCAAATAATATCCTGGGAACTTCTACCAGCAACACTGCTAACAAATGCACCTTTGCCATCGATATTAACTTCTTTTTTGGGTAAAAGAATATCTCCAATTTTAATATTATCCCAGGTTCTTAATCCGATATCCATAGCTTCTTTAGGATCTTGTCCTCTTATGAATTGTGCTCTCATAATACTTTAAAATATTTTGACCAAGTATCTATTGGAGCTGTTCCCTTTACAGGAGAATATAGGGATGAGAATTTATTGATGTTGATACTTATAGCTTCCTTTTTTGTTTCAAAGGGAATAATAGTAATTCGAAGTCCTACTTCTTGAAGATCCACAATTGTTTTTATAACTCCTATATTGCCAGGATCAAAAGAATAATCACTATCCCCTAAATATTGTCCGTTAATATAATCTTTAAAAGTAAGAAAATCCTGATTACTTTTTTCTTCTACAACAGTTCTTCTTATACATTCAATCATATCTCCAACTTTAATACGAGTCCACTTATTTCCAATATCCATGGAAATTTTAGGATCCTGTCCTCTCTCAAAATTTTGAGTTTCCTGGACTTTATTGTATTCTTTTGGCTGAATAATTTTAAAATAATCATCCCACTCTTCAATAGAATGATCGACTGTATATGATGGTGGAAGATTTTTAGATGCAAGATCGCCAATAGGCTGTTTAATTCTTTCAGCCATAGAAAGAGCATGACGAAAAATCCCTGCCCAAACCAATTCAATTTCTAAGCTAGAAGTTCTATCCAATTCATTGCTCGAACGAATGGATTTAATAATCCAATATTTTTCGGGGCTTATTCTATCTAAAAAAGTATCATTTGAAACAAATGAAATTTTATTAATATGAAGATATACAGTTTTTTTATTCTGAAGTATATCCCCAGGCTTTAGCTTATCCCATGTTAAAATACCGATATTTAATCGTTTAAGAGGAGAACCCTCCCTTTCAAAATCCAATGACTCTCTTACTATCATAACAAAAAATTCCAGTATAGAATATCTATCTGGAATTTTTTTTACTAGTTTTTTATTAGTTTAATACTAAGCCTTTGCTTTTAATACTAAGGTAACTGGAACTACTCCTTTTCTTTTTGCAATCCAAGCTAGAATAACCCCAACTGCTAAATCAATAGCTCCCCTGAAAATAAGACCTTCTGATGTCTCATCTAATCCAGGAATATCTACTAAGCTGTTAATTAAATTAGCTGATAATGTTTTAACTAATTCAATATCTTCAGCAAAAGCAGCATCTACGATACCAGCTAATTGAATCTTGACGTCTTCTTTTAGCTTATCAACAACTTTATCGTCTAAAAGTGTGATAAGGACTTTTGCAAGATATCCATCAACAAGCTCTAGAATAACATTTTTAAATACAAGAACATCATCAGCCATTTGAGATAATTTTTGTTCTTGATCCTTTGTTAAAATTCCACTTTCCATAATTATTTTTATTTTAGTTTATAGTTTATAGTTTATATATTCATTAAATTATTTGTTTTTCTTTCTTATCCTACAAATAATTAAGACGAACACGATACTAGTCACTATTAATATAATCGGCCATAGTAAATGCCATAGATCCAATAATACTCCTGTTTTCATTTGATTTTTATATTAAATTTATATTCCTAATTCTTCACCACCTCCAGCACCGGCTTCAGCTCCAGCTGCTCCAGCTTCCCCAGCTCCTGCTTCCCCGCCTAATCCTAAATCTTCTCCTCCAGTTTCACCCCCTAAATCAGCTTCTCCGCCTCCGAATAATCCTCCGCCTCCGCCAAGTCCCCCAGCATCCCCACCTCCTCCGAGTCCTCCTTCACCACCAGCTCCACCAGCTTGTCCAAGACCCATTCTTTGATAAGCACGAAGAAGTTTTTTAATTTCTTCTAATCTTTCATTTTTATATTTGGTGTTAAGCTTCATATCAATTTCTGAAAATTCCATAAATTTCTCAACTAAGAATTTTGGATCAAAGAAATTTGCTTCGCCAGGAGTTCCATCAGGATTAACTGTAGGTTCTTTAACCCCCATAAGAGTAGTAACTGTAGTTGCTCCTTTTTCTGCAATACTCCTTTCCTTCATCATTTTAAAGAAGTTTTCTTCGATGAATTTAAGGCCAACAGAAGCTTTTAGAGTTTCATCTTCTTTAAACTCAGGATGCATTAAAAGAAATTGGATCCAAAGAGGTTTAAGAAGTATTTCTTGGAATATAGAACGAATACGAGTAATAAAATTGCTAAATCTTAATTCTTCTCTTGCTATACCTTCACTTCCGGATCCCCATTGTGCTTGTGGTCCCTGTGTTGAATCCCCACCAAATCTAGAAGAAGGAACTTTTGTTTCGATGATAAATCTCTGCCAAAAATAGGAAAGGGATTTTGTATCCGATAGGTCATATCCTTCTGTTTTGATTCCGTCAATTTCAGTTTGAGTTCCATCACGTGTAGGGATAATAAAAGTTTTAGCAAAATTAAATTGAGTACTTCCATTATAAGTTACTTCCCCAGAATGATCGTCAATATTAAGCTCTTCTTTGTACATACCTCTTAATTCTGAAAGTCTTGTACGAGCTTTAGCATCTGATTGAGTTCCAATTGGGACAAGAATCTTAATTCTCATCTGAGCATTCCAAACGTTCCAAATAATACGTGAATTTTCTAAGGTTCTCATCATATTAAATGAACGAACTAATCTTTCAACGTAAGATAATCTAGAAATAAAGTTACCACGTGCCCAAGACATATAGATTAAGTTGGCATCAAGTAATTCTCTTTGTTTACGAGAATCTCCTCTATACTGAATCCAAACACGATATTCATGACCATCTTCTCCAATACGAACTTCTGGTTCAAGACTAATTGGATCAACTTCTTTAAGAGCTATAATATTCTTGGCATCGTTTTCTTCTTCACCATCAAAAATAATTTCAAAGGCAAGAAATCCATCAATAAGGAATTTCTTAAAATAGTGCCAAGCATCATGGGATTGATTAAATTTAGAAGCATAGTAAACTTTTCTAAATGCTTTATTTAAATCATCAACAAGCTCTTTAGCTTTTTCTTGTTTTAATACACTTTTTAAATTTTGAGTGTTAGGATAGGCAAAGTAATTATTTTCATCATAGATAATAGATTCATCTGCTATGATTTCAAGAATGTTTTCAATTTCCCCGTTCATGGCAAATTTACGTAAGAAATCTCTTCTTGTAGGATATTCCTTATCGAAAAATGCAATAAATTCTTTTTGACCATAATCTGTACCAGCATAGTTACCCTGATAATAGAGGCCATACATGGAATCCAGCTGACTCTCGGCAATACCAACAGACTTAGATTGTTTTATAACTTTCTCATCCCATTTCATTCCTATGGAAGAAAGATTTCGGATATTTCTCTGTATATTTTTAATAAAGCCTAGTCGTCTTGCATCTAGGTTTCTCATGGTGAATCCAGCCATTACTTCAGTATTTTATCTATTTATCTTGCTCTATTATATAATTTATAGATTTCTGCTTGATTAAGTTTTCGAAAAGCATCCTTAGGCTCATAGAAAGGAATAAATTTCCATTCACTATATTCCACCATTCTAAATCTATTAACTTTTTGGATAAGGTATTTTCTATAAGCAAAATTAAAATTTGCTCCATTTTTTTGATTAAAAAGTTTTAACATAGTCTGTCCACCTCCAGATTTCATTAAGCTAATAAATCTTTTATTAAAAGCTTCTTTGTTGTTCTCAGCTAAAATATCTGCTTCCTTTTCTAAAAAATCCTGAAATGTTTCATAAAAGGAACCTAGGAATTTTAGACGAGCATCCGGAGGTAAAAGATTTAAATTAATTCCAGAAAAATTTCCTATGTCATTATTCATGCAGAAGAGTAGAGGAACAAGATCGGTATATTCAAATCTCTTATTTTTTATTTCAACAATAACATTAGCTCCTTTATAAAGAAAAGTATAAATAAATCCAGGAACAGGGTAGCCCCCATTTCTTTTACCTATTACGGTTTCCTGATCGGTAGAATCTATCTCAATAAGCTTATCTTCTCCTTTAAGATTTTGAATAATATATTTCTCAAACAAGGTAAAGTAGGCTTGATCCCCTATATTATTAACGTTCTTTAAAATTTTAAATTCATCGCGCGGATGTATCATATCTTCCTCCAATAATTCCAAATCTATGTAACTGATCTTCGGTAAAAATATAAAAGAAAGCTCCGTTTCTTTTTGCCCATTCTCCAATAGCTGCAAATTTAGCTTCGTTAATAAGATATTCTTTTACAGCATTATTATATCTTTTGATTACTCCAATAGGAGCATTTTTTTCTGGTTGTTTTGGTTTTCCAAGTTTATGCTGAGGTTTTATTTCTACAAACCATTTTTCAGTAATCCCATCCGCTTTTTTTACTGTCAGCCAAAAATCGGTATTATAAAATTTAGTAACCCAGTTTTTAGGATTATTAGGATCAAGATTAAGTTTTTTGCATTCTTCTAATTTTGAAACTCGATCATAATAGGGGATTCTTACCGGTTCAGAACTCCATCTAAGAATTGATGGAGATGAATCACACCATCTGCAAAATGAGAGTTCCCATCCACTACGATAAATTATTAGATTCGGATTTCCCATATATTTTTCTGGGAATTGCAATTTATATTTCTCATGGAGATAACCTTGAAGAGTTTGTCCCTTCTTAAGATTACCCCTTTCATCAAAAGTATTCTTGATTGGAACGTGCCACAATTTATATTGTTCGTTATTAGACATTTAGATTTAAATAGAATAAATTTTATTTTGAGAAATGGATACCTTTTTGCTCTTTGGCATATTTCCATAGAGTTTTCGCCATCCTTTAGCAAATCCATTTTTAATTATTTGTGTAATATAGGCGAAAGCATTAGCACTTTTTTCTGGATTGTATCCTCTCCAATATTGATAGCAATCCATAATTGCAAAAGAAATACAATCCTCCTTATCTTCTACATAAATATATTTAAATTTTGTGCTGAATTTATGAGCCATTAAAATAAACATGTCAAGTGCTATTGGAGTTAATTTATCGGCTGCTTTAGATTTGATAAGTTCTTCTCTCAAATCCCTATTTTTCACATGCTGAGGCATAATTCAAAGAAATTTTAATGAAATTTTATACAGTATTTATACAAAAAAAAGTACAACGAGTTTTGTTGTACTTCTAAGATATTAGATAAAATTATTTATTTTTTAAATTAGATGGATAAAGTTCTTATTTGTCCTTTAGCTAAAGTTCCAAAGACTGGAGTATCGCTATCTATTCCTCTTATAATTCTAACGGGATCTGCATCTCCAATAATAGATGTATAATCTCCAGCATGAATCATAATATTGGCTGTAGCTTCTCCTGTTTGAGTATCTACTTCAACCCCCTCAACATAATCTTGGGGATTAGCAAAATTCTGAGGATCTTCCAAAACCTGAACCTGATCCCTAGGAACTATATTTAAAGCTCCTTCTATAAGAATATTTACATTTGTTCCTGGAGTAGATTTTAAATAATCAGAATATCGTATATAGCATCCATTAGTTCTTATAGGAACTGCTTTATAAAAAATCCCACATTTAACATATTGTTCAAAAAGAAGTTTCTGAGTTTTTTCATTAAAATTCATAAGAAGAGCTTTGGTGTTCGGAGTATTCTGAGCAAGACCTCTTAAAACTTTTAACTCTTTGTCCTTAGCAAACCTAGTTGATCCCTGAATTTGAACAATCCATTGACCATCTGAAGTTTGACCAATAAGAAATCCTCTCTCTTTTCCGAGAAGAACCTTATCACCTATTTGGGCTTCGTTTAGTTTTGCCATGTTTGTATTTTATGCTTAATTTTATTTAACTCTTTTTTGCATCAGATTTTAATTTTTCACGAAAAATCTCCATATTCTTATCTTCTGCGGTTTTATGTTCCCCTGCTTTTATTTTTGCTTGTAACCCCTTACTCTTTTCTGCTGCTGTTTTTTTCTTTGTTGCTGTTTCGACTACTAAATCTTCTTTAAGAGCTTTCTTTTTTTTTAAAAATACTTTACGTTTTTTAGGAACTTCAGTTTTTTCAGCTGTCGAATCTTCAATTGGGGATTTTTTCTTTTTTTCTTCGTCATCTTCATCATCCTTTTCCCCTTCCTCATCACTATCTGATTTATCTTCAATTTTTATTTCATCTTCTTCACCACCTTCAAGATCTTCTGGACCACCTTCTTCACCTTCTGGTTTTACTTCATCTCCTCCTTCTTCACCTTCTTTTCCCTTAGCTTTTTCTTCAGCTTCTTTCTTATCTGCATCAGCCTCAGCTTCATCACCACCAAGATTAACAGTATCAGTAGCTATGGTTGGAGTATCTCCAAGTAATTCAGTTTGATCTTGATCAAAAGTTACTGCAGAAGCAGGTTGAACATCCATATCTTCTTTTCCAACTTCAGCTCCACCTTCTTCACCATTTCCCCCTTCTATAGATCCTTCCCCACCGCCTTCTTTTGGAATAGGAACAGTATATTTCTTTCCATCAACATCAACTGTAACAGTAATAGCTTCTCCCAAAGGACGAGTATATTTTTCGGCTTTTGCTAAATAGTCCTTATATTCATTTTGAACATCATCATGTTCTTCCTGAAGAGCTTCAATAACTTGATTACTCATTTCAGTTCCATAAGGATTTTGTTTAAAATCAGACATCTTAGTTTCTAGAAGTTGAATATAATCCCTATAATCTTTTTTAGTTTCTTCAATTTCTTCAATGATTTTCTCATCTTCCGGAAGAAGTCCTTCAAATAATCTTGAAATATCATAGCGAAGATGTTCCATCATAATACTTTTAGCCTGAATAGGATTAATATTACGATAGAAAGTACTCTTTCCGTCGGTGCTATTATGAGTAGCTACATATACATTACCACGTAGCTTAAATACATCTGCTGCATGATTTTCATCTTCTTTTAAGAATACTCTCTTGGCGAAATCAATTTCTGCAATTTCATTGAAATTTTTTCTCAAAGTTTCAACAAGTACAAGAAGATGACCCTTACCTGTCCAATGAGCTATTTCAGCGCTATTAGAAAATTCCTCATTAGTAATATCTTTTCCGTTTATAGAAATTTTATCTTCTGTAATAATAGCTTTATCGGTTTTATCATAAATAGAAATAGATTTACCATCGATAACAACATTAGGATTATTAATAGCTTCGCATAGAGAAACGAAGGTTGGATCTAATTTCTTAGAATCTTTTTCGGTTAATCTAGAAACTACATTACCTTTCTTAACATAATAAAGACCTTTGACAGCAAATACTGCTTCGTTTTCTCCTAAATAAAGTATTGGAGAATAAACCTTCTCAATACCGCAAGAAGCATTTGCATGTTCAAGTTGAAGCTCAGTAGCATCAAGGGTTACTAAATTTATAATATCTCTAATAAAAGGATCATAAGAAAACTTGATAAGACATTCCTTTACAAAACTTTGAGTTTGCGGGTTTTTATCATCAAGATAATTCTGAATAGTATCTTCAATCAGGGGAACTAGATAACTGCTTTTAGATTCTTTCATAGTATCTACAATCTTTGTTATTACAACATCAGTTTTGTAGGTCTTGACCTGATCCTCTATAGCTTTAATAGCATTTCCAACTTTTGGAAAATATGAAAATGATTGCATAGCTGTTAAGAAAGATTCATATAAACGAACTTCCAGAACTCCTTCATTAATACTTTCTTTGAAATATTCAAGAGTAGATTTTAAAGCATAATTATCTTTTCCTTCTGTTAAAGAAAGATTTGAAATTGATTCCCTAACTCCCAGGTTTTTTACTGCCCAAGCTCTTTTTTCTCTTTCAAGCCATTTCTTAGTATCAAGATCCTGCGATTTGCTTAATCCTTCAAAAAGCTTAGTTATAGAAAATTTTTCAATTTCATATTTAGCTTCTGGAGTCATACTATTGTACATAGTTGAATTTAATCCTGCAAGTGCAATTTCGCATAGAGCTTTAACTTCAGTAGAAGTTGTTTTGCTTTTTAGTTGGTTGATTTTTTCTATCATTGCCATAAATTTATTTGATAAAATATGTTTTTCTATATATTATTTAAAGCGCTTTCTTTTTTTCCTTTTTCAGGTATTAAAACTTTTACCCCTGTTAATTTTTCAATGCCATCATATATTTCCTGAACACTTTTTAGATTTCTTGACTCTGTCAATCCCCGAAGAACAATTTCATTTTCTTCCTCGGTTAATTTTCGAATATTTTCTGAGTGAAAAACTATATTAAAACTACTAAAGCCATGAGGAAAAAACGTTGAAAGCTTATTCCTTCCCTTTCCAAAAGCATCCTCTATTAGATCCTGAAGTAATCCTACTTCATAAGATAAGACATTATTTCTTTTAAAAGAATCCCTAGGATCCCATCGTCTAAGATCCTCTTTGGTTGGAGCTCGTAAAAATACTTCAATCATTATTGAAGTTCCATTCCATCTTCGATCAGTTGTAACCAGAGTTCCGGGTCGAATCCCAAAAATAGCTTCCTTAGGATCTATTCCTCTTTCAAAATTAATAGATTCCCTAACAATCATTACACAATAGTAATATTTTCTACAACTCCAAAATGATCTTCCGGGTGATTACTATCAACAATTTCAATCTTTATATTGGAATAATCCAATATTCCAGGAAATAAAATAGATGAATCTACTGTGAATGGAGCAGAAGGATCGAGTTCGTTCCATTTAATATTAGCATGAATAGCACCATCAGGACTATATTGTATTTGTCCTGAAGAAGCATCTTTCATTTCAAGTTGGATATTGATAGAAGCATCATTTGAACCCCCAGTTAAAAAATATCCTGATGAAAAAATAATAAATGAATTAGCATTTATTAAATTTGTACTTAAATCCGGAATAATTTTAACCACTGGTTCTCTAAAAACAGACACCAAAGAAGTATCTTCCCAAATCATTGTTGGAGGAACATAAGCTGTAAAAGTTTCAGGAATATTCCAAATATAATATTCGGTATTTGGCTGAAATCGATCTATTTCTTGTCTATCATTAGTTCCGGTATAAAGCCAATAAAGATCTACTTTAGGAATAATATAATTTTCTCTTGTATAAGTCCATTGAATCCAAAGAGGAATTCCTTTAGGAACAACAGCTCCTTCTTGGGGAGTAGTTATTACAAATTGTGTTTGGGTATTTTTTGCTCCTATTGGATGAATATCATAATTAAATCCCTTAATTTTGGTTGTAGCTTTCATCTCTGTAGTCTTATCAAAAACAGGTTGATATGATTCAATTTCTAGAGAAAAATTTAATTTGACTTTATTATCAACTTCAAAACTATATTGAATATTTTTATCAATAGCAATATCTTCTGGAAATCCTACCGTACATCCAACTCGAAGTCCTTTGTAATAAACATAATAGGTAACATTTTTATAAAAAGTTTCTCTGATTTCTTGTTCTAATTTAAGAGCTGTAACCTGTCTATCAATCCACATTTCACAATCAATACGAATCTGAAGAGGAATTGAATAGAGAAATGAAACATAACTTTCAAGTTTGCCATCTACTTCTTTAACATATCGACCCTGAACAAATCGAGAAGTAATTCTTTGAGCATTTATTGTGGATCCTGTATAAGTAATGATCCCTCTAGGAATCATATCAAAATTGCCATCTACAGGTCTAGGGGGAAGACATTCTGCATAGTGAGTATAAAAATCTTGCATAAATCTTTCATCTCCGGATTGATTATAAAACCAAGGGACCTTAACAATTTCTATATCCTCATTCCCCCAAACTTGTTTATATTCAATATGATTATTAAGAATATCCAAGAGTCCTGCAAGAACCGCCCTTATCAAGATATCCTCGTTGTTATACTTCTGATATAGTGCCATATTTTATATATTATGTTAGTCCTATTTTTGTTTTTATTATGCTAATCATAATAATAAAAAAGCATTTCTTTATCATCATATTTTAAACCTTGTATAATCTTAGGACTATGAGCATCAATAATGGTTTGAATCCCTTCAAAAAAGAAATAATTCATTTTATGTTCTGGAAGAATAAGTCTAATACGAGTCTTGTTTGTACCATGATATAGATATAAAGTAGTTAAATCTGGTTCAAAAGAAATTTGAGTTGTAGGTTCCTGTATAATTTCTTTAATTTTTTTCCAACTATTTGAAAATCCCCCACCAAGGCTTTTTGGAAATAATTGGATGAATTTATTTTTTAAACCAAGATTCATCGCTTCTTTAGGATCCTGTCCTCTCTCAAAATTATTCATTTTTTCTGATACCAAGTAAGCTTTCATTTTTTAAATATTTTTTTAATAAATATAGTAAATTTAATATCTTTTAGTGCTTCTTTTGGATTTCTATAATTTTGAGTTTGATAATTAGTTGTTGTTGCAAAATATCTTTTATTTTCAGTATCATCATTTTTTCTTAATACTAAGATTGGAAACCCTCTATAATTTTTAATTAAATCGATAACAGTAACTGCATCTCGAATCTCATTAAAAGGAAAATCCCACGGGGTTTCTTCAATAAATTTTGTATCTAAATAAGTTTGGCCAATATCCATAGTAGTTCTAGGATTCCCTCCTCTTTCAAAATTATGCAATTTTTCTGATACAAAGTAAGCTTTCATGCTATCATTATTTTAATTAAAATAAGGTTAGGTTTTGCGGAACTTCAATCCACACTCTCCATTTGGAGCGTTCTGTCATTAAACTATCCACCCAACCTCAGGCGAATAGTTAGTCGCGATTCTTCACCATTCAGACTATTTATCCAAATAAATCCAATCAGGAAAGTTTTTATTTATTAATCTATTTCTAATGGTCATCAAAGGAATGTTTAAAATTCTGAAAGCTTCATGTAAACTCTCATATTCCTTATTTTCGATAAATATTTTTCGACCCGGGATTTTTCTTCCAGCGCTAGCTTTACCTATATTATCTCTATGGCTTTTTGTAAATGGGGGTTTTGGTTTCCCTTTAAGCAATTTGGATAAGGTGAATTTTCCTATATCGGATCTATTATAATCAGATAATCTTTCTGCATTTGATATTTGAGCTAATATTTCTTTTTTGGAAAATCCCGATATTTCGATTCTCTTTATTCTTGAATCTGCAATCTTTCTTCCTCTTTCATTTTCCTCCTCTTGAGAAAGAGAAGAATGAATATTTATTTGTATTTCAGAAAATTTTTGGCAAATTTCGAAACTTCTTTTTTTCCCTTTATTGCTATTTGTTCTTTTTTTAATAATGAATTGTTTATTAGGATTATTTGTTAATGTATCTCCTCCATCTCCTCCATTAATCATATTATATCCATATTTTGGATTTAATGATTCGCTCAAATTAATAAAATAGATTTCTAATCTATTTAATTCTTTAGCAATATTATCAGCTGGCAAATAAATTTCTTTTATCTTATGAACAGAAAAATTTTCATATCCATAATAATTCATAGCATCATATAATCTTCTATTTATTTTTTTAGAAGCATTTAAAAGATGACTTTGCCATCTTCTTTCAATATAAAATGTTTTTCCATAATAATATTTTCCATTAATATGATTAATGATAATATAAATATATCCTTTTCGCAAATTCATTTTTATTATATATACGATTCCTTTTCAGATATACCAATTATTTGTCAACAACTATAAATCTATTTAATACTTCTGGGGGAAATGCCTTTCTATTATAATGAATTAAATCTGAAAGAGAAGCATCTAAAACATAGGTAACAGCCCAGTCATTTTCATTTCTAACTGAACGCCCAATTCCCTGTAAAAATCCCAAAATAGCACGCCACCGATACCACGCGGGATTAATTGCTAATTTTGCTTTAACAAAACGATCTCCTAAACTTAAATAAGGAACTTTTGCAAATATTGCAAATCTACTCCAATCATCCTTTAGATCCAATCCTTCAAGGAGAGAAGGGCCAATTAAAACTTTATCTTTTGAAAATTTAAGAAGCTCTAATGTTTTCCTTTTTTCTTCGGTTCCATTATAAACAAGAACTCTCTTTCTATTTTTTGGAGTTAGGTTTTGAAATATTTTCATAGAAAGATCATAGGAAGCTGAATGGATAATTCCGCTCTCTCCCTTATGCTTATCCAAAATATCATTTACCTGTTCGTATAGCCAGGGTAAATTCTCACTTATATGATTATAAGACATTTTTCTTTTATTATAAAAATAAATAGGGCTTTTGGAAAAATCAAAAGAACTATCCACTTTGATATATTTAGCTCCTCGTAGAGAAATACTTAAAAGATAATCTGTTGGATCTGCAAAGGTTGCACTCATAAAAACTCTAAACCCTGTCCACCGATGGAAATATTTGTGCATTAAATAGGATTCCTTAAGGCAATTAAAAACCAAGGTATCCTCTCCTTGGGGATTTTTTACTAAATTTCTTATTGATGTTTTTTGAATAATATCTACATAATCAGCAAATTTATATTCCATATCTGTAAGCCAACTGGAAATCCATAAAGCTTCTCTCCATTCTTTTGGAGGATTATCTTTTGGATAATCTTCCTTAACCCTATCTTTTAATTTAGATACAGAACCTAAATAGGATGTAAAAATAATTTGAATTTGATCAAGAATATTAAGAAGTTTATCCTGATCCTCTTCAACCCATAACGATTGAATAAGCTCTTTTATTTTTACAAAATCTACTGAATGATTACGAACTTTATAAATCTGAAAGAAATCAGTTAGTTTTCTGATTTTTTCTATAGTTTTATCATCTATCCTTGGACTGTAATTATTTTGAACAATATCTAATATTTTATGTCCTTCATCACAAATAGTAAAGTCTCTGGGCTTAAATAGTTGTCTGTCCTCACTCATATTCATATTGACATAGTTCATATGGACTAACCAATAAGCATAGTTTAACAATGACGTATTTGAGTGTGACGCACGATCTCGAGCACTATAATAAGGACAATCCCCAAAGCAATCCATATTATATGGATTTAGATTTTTTATTCGGCATGTCCCCATACTATTTCTATCCAAATTGTCCATACAAATATAATTATCAACCCCTTTTACACTTCCCCAGGATAGATTGAATCTCTGAAAATCTTTTTCGTATTGATCTTGCAAAGCTATATCAGAAGCAAGAATATATCCTTTCTTTCCTTCTCTGGTTAGAATCCAAGCACTACACATAGCTATAATTGACTTTCCCGAACCAACTGGAGCATCTAAAATAACTGTATCGCAATCAGGATCAAAATAAGCATCTATAATTCCTTCAACTGCTTCTCTTTGCCCTCTTCTCCATTCAAATTCTTTGGGAAGAAATGTTTCTTTAAATTCTTTAAAATATAATTCAAGCTGAGTTTTATCCATAAACGTTTTACAACAAAAAAGGTGCTAAGTTTTATTAGCACCTTGTTAAATGTTTTATAGGATTATGGATTAATTAAAAGACCATATTTTTCTTTTATCTGTCTCATAACTTGAAACATTGCAAGCATTGTATCTGTCATTTTTTCTCTAATTACTGCTGGATAAACCTCGGAAGAAGAAATTTTTTGTAATTCTTCAGTTAAATCTAATAAAGTTCCCATAGGATTTGGATCTGACATATTTGCATGTTCTTCTTTTCCATCACCATCAACATCAGAATCTTCAACAAACCATTCATTAACAGATTCATTTTTAGAGCCAAAACCTAGGTCCTTTAATTTTTTAGAGGCTTTAGCTGAATCAGAAGTCCCGCTGGGTTCAATAGCATCATAAGCTTCTGAGAATTTTTTAATTTCAGTCATATCAACCCCTGTCATAAGAGTTTCTCCTATTTTTTTTGAATCCATGTTCCAGGAATATCCTCTTCTCATATCATAGATAATTTTTTCCATAGATTTATCAAAATTATCTATAAGCTGTTGTTTGAAATTGTCCAAAACCTTATCAAGTTGCTTATCCAATACAGCTCTTTTCTTTTCAGCAAAAATTTCATATCTATCTTTTTGAGATTGAGATTTATCATCACGATACGTACTATTTCCCCCTGCAAGAGGATCTTCGATACTTCGTATTGAATTCCTCTCCTGTCTTTTCTTTATTCTTTGAGGGTCTTTAAAGATAAGAAAAATTTGATAATTTGAATTTGGCTGTGCTTTTTTCTGGTTTTCTAACCATTCTTGTAATTGGGGAACAGACATTTCTCCAACATCAGCCGAATCATAACCTCTTTGATTTCTTCTTCCCCCATGTCCCCATCTTTCATTTATTTCATCGACTTTTGGGGGATTAAAAGATTCATTCTGTTTAGTTTCTTTAGCTTGTTTTTCAGCTTCTATAGCTTTTTCCTTTTCCCTTCTCTTTTTTATCTCAGAATATTCTCCAGCGGCTTTTTTAACTTGAAATTTATTAGGAGAAATCTTTTCAATCATATATGTAGATTTACCATCCACTTTAATGATAGCAATTAAAAGGGTTTCATCTTTTAATTTTTTTAAAAAAGTTTTATAATCTGAACTAGCTGGAAGTTCATCCACTATTGATTCTCTTCCTCCTTGTTTACCTGGTTCAAGAAGTTTTTTCTTCCATTCATCCGGAATATCTGCAAATTGTTTTAGGGTTCCTAAATTTTCATTTAAAAATTGATCTAATGATTCAAATACAATCATTGAGTAAATTATTTTATTTTTTATATCCCTGATTTCAAAATCTGAATAGCAACCTTTTCTGAAGAAACTCCTGTATCAAAAAGATTTTGTAGATCCCATAAATCCTGATTTTCTTTTATATAATCAATAAGATCCTGATCATCTTCTCCTAAGTAAACTTCTGTTTTTATATAATCAGCAATTTCCTGAATATAATCAGAAAAAGTATATTCAGAATCAAAATTCTCATTTATTTCTTCTTCAAGTTCTGGTGTAAAATCTAATCCTAGAATTTGATTTAATCTAATTTTCTTTATTTGGCCGTCAATTTTAAAAAGAAAATCCCCCGAATTTAATTCACCCATAGGAATCCCATCAATTACTAATCCGTCTTTTAGCATGACAGATAAGGATTTTCTAGAATATTCAGGTATATTAAGTTCTGATCTAATTGTTTGTATAATTTCATCCTCAGGGATTTCATAATCAATATCTTCTTCTCCGCTTTCACCTGTGGTAAATTCATCATCCTCTACAGCTTCAATAGCAGAAAGTTCAGGATCCTCTTCCGGATTCATGAAATCATGAACATTTTCAGATACCATATTTTTCATTGACAATTTATTATTTTACTTTGGATTCGGATTCTGTATCAAAATCCTCTTCTCCGGATTCCTTATTGAAAAAATCAACATCATCAAAAGTTAATTGATCTTCTTCCTCTGGCTTTGGCATTGGCATATCTCCTCTAGCTTCTCCAGCTTTAATTTCTCCAGGTTCAGTTTCAAAATCCCCTAATGAAGGCATTTCAAATTCAGAATCATCTAAATCCGGTTCTTCAATTTCGTCTTCTTCACCCTCTTCTCCAGATAATTCATCTTCACCTGGTAGATCCTCTTCTTCTTCTTCTTCTTCACCCTCTTCTCCAGATAATTTATCTTCATTTGATAGATCTTCTTCACCTGGTAAATCTTCTTCTCCGGATAATTCATTCTCACCTGGTAAATCTTCTTCTCCGGATAATTCATTCTCACCTGGTAAATCTTCTTCCCCAGATAATTCAGGTCCTTCTATTTCATTTCCTGAATCCTTGGTTAAATCAGTTGCAGGAGTTTCCTCTGCATCTGGATCATATCCTGAAATAGGAGGCATAGGTTCTGGCAATAAAGTATTTGCGGGTTTTATCCCTGTCTCATCTCCAAGATCATCTCCGGGTTCTTCTACTTCAGATGGTTGAAGAATAGTAGATTCCTCATCTCCCTCCTCATCTTCATCTTGTCCAAAAACAACATATTTTTTAACCGAATCAAGATAATCGTCAGCTTTTGTAAGATAACTCTGAACCCATGCATCAAGTTCTTCACAAGTTTCAATTTTCTCTAAAAGCTCTTCAACATTAGCTTGTATATTCTTAAGCTGCATTTTAGCCATTTTAACTTCTTCATTACACTGTTTCCAGGCATCTTCAAAAAGACGATTCTTTTCCATAATACAATAATTTTATTTATATATTAATGCACAAAAAAGTAGAATATATTAATATTCCATATTAGCATTATCCAGAAAAATCTTCATCAAGTTTTTCAACCGTTAAATCTGAAAAACCAGCATTTTTTGCAATTTCTATTTTATATGAAAAATATTCTACAGGGAGGGGAGAGTGATTTATAATAAAGATATTCATAGAAAGTTCTTTAGCAGTCTTTTGAAGAATACCAATAATGTCATAAATTCCATCACCATCTATAGAGGAAAGAACTTCATCAAGCATAAAAATATTCAAAGAAGGATATTTACGCTTAAGCATACGAATAATTGATATAAGAACTGCTAAATCTACTCTTTTCTTTTCACCTGTAGATAATGTTTCTACACCTACTTCAATACCTAATTGATGCAATTGAGGTTCAAAATCTGAGTTAAAGTGAAGTTCATAAGGAAAGTGAAGTTCATTAAGAGTGTATTCAATCTCCTTATTTAAAGTAGGAAGATAAGATTCTAGAATTTTTTTCTTTACTCCATTATCACTATATAAATCCCCGAGTATTGCCATATACTTATATTTGTCATCCAGCTCTACCTTTTCTTCTTCCTTTGTTTTAATAGTTTCGGAATTTTTAGATATGATATTTTCAATACTCTGAAATTCCTTAGGCTTATCTGCTTTAAGCTTATCATATTCTTTTTGGAGAGTAGAAAATGCAGAACGAACTTGGACAATATATTCGTTAATCTTTCCAAGAGTTTCTTGAATTTTTACTAAAGCTTCATCATATTTTGATTCCCCAGCTGTAAGAATATCCAATTCACCTTTCTTTTTATGAATAAGCTCATCCAATTCCCCGCGAACAAGTTCAAATCTATTATCATTAAATGGGGTTTCACAAGTAGGACATTTATCATGATGATAAAGTTCAATTTTTTTATTTAATTCTTTAATAGAAGATTGCAGTTTACTTTTTTGATCTAAAAAAGCTCTCTGGGTTCTTCTTATTTCTTCTTGCTTAATTTGATAAGTAGTTTGTTTTTTATAAGCATCCTCTAACTTTGGCTTAAACTCCGCCATTTTGGCCAATATAAATTCAATTTTTTTTGTATTATCTTCAGCTACTTCTTTTTTAAGATTTTCAAGTTCCCTTTCAGCTCCTTTTATAGCACTTTGAAGAGAAAGAATTTCTCTATCGAAAAGATCTATATTTATTTTAGCATCACGTAAATCCTTCCTAACAAGATCATTCATTCTATTAATAATTTCCATAGCAAAAAGCTTATCGATAATAATACGCTTATCACTTGGGGTCATTGAAATAAATGACTTGAAATCATTAACAGACAAAGAAATAATATTAGAAAAAATATGATAGGGAAGACCCGTTACTTCAAGATCAATATAATCTTGATAGTTTTTAATCCCTGCTTTACCAATATCATTATCGTCATTAGGTTCTTCTCCAGCAAAATATTTCCATACTTTAAGATCCGATGGAGATATATTTCTTTCAATAGTTACAAGAGTTCCTGGCGAAGTTTCTACTTCCATCTTTATAAAACCATGTTTATTATTCCGGTTAGATATATCTTCTTTTTTGAATTTATCCATTCTACCATAAAAAGCTACTTTAGGAAGATTTATCAAAGTTGATTTTCCCGCTCCATTTTTTCCAAGAACCATCCACAATCCTCCTTCATCAGAAAATGTGAGATTCTGTAATTTGTTCCCAAAACTACCGATATTCCGAAATTCAATAGAATTTATGTGCATTATTTATGAATTTAAATGTATGTATTTTATAACAAAAAGATTAAAAGTTTTATAAAAAGAAAGGAGCGTTAACGCTCCTTTCTATAACCTTATGAAGATAATTTTTTGATGTGTTGCTGGCTCTCAAAGAAAACCAGAGAGTTATAAAAATTTCTGTCCGCAATTTGGACAGAACTTATGAGAAGATTTTCTTCTCTTCATACCGCAACTTGTACAAAAAACTGCTAGGTCTTCACTAACAAGTGGTCTTTCAGAATCTGGAAGAATTTTCCATGTAGTTTTCCAAGTATGATAACTATTGAATGTTGTGTTATCATAAGCAAAAGATTGATTTGAACTGGATCCTTTTTCAATTCTTCCTGTTTCTTTTACATCTCTAGAAAGTTTCTGAGAAATTCGCTGGGGATTAACGGAATCAAGAGAACATGACGACCAATTAAATGCATGTACTTCTCCTGATAAATTTTCGTTTGCTTCAAAACTCTTAGCATTATTATCCATTGTAAAAGAAGGGCTTGCATTCGGAACTTCTCCAGTATGATTATAATAAATTCCTGGCTGATAAATACCTGGTTGGGTTACCCCAGGGTTCCACTGATAATCATTTCCCCCCGAATAAGTAACCGTATATGGGATTTGTTTAAATTCTTCAAAGAATTCAACTTCTACAAGTCCATTTAAACGAATTGCTTGTTCTACATTGGGATTATTTGCTTCAACCACATAAGTTTCAAATAGAAATTTCTTAGCTTCATCAAAATATCTCTCAAGAAATACTCTTTCTGCAGGACGCAAAATAATGCCTGAACCGAAAGATTTCCCGTTCAAATTAATTTTAGCTAAAACTTTACTGGTTGTTGGATTAAAGAGTTCTATTTCAAACTCATCGCCATTTTTAAGATAGACGGAGCCGTTACCGTATCCGCTAAGCTGTTTTACTCGTTGATGACCTTTGGTCACAAATGCTGTGGGTACAGTTACCCTTTGGGTGTAATAATTTACTGTCATTCCTTACGTTATTTTTATTTGAGGATTTATTTGTTGGTCTTTCCCCCAACTCAAATGTTCCTAAAGAACACTAAAGCCTCAATCACAAGGTTATATTTTATATATCACAAAAAGCAAAAAGTTTTACAAATTTCGTTCTTCATCTTTTAATTCTTTAAGCGTTTTATCATAAACTTCTATAATTGCTTTTATACCATTTTCATTTATTTCTCTAGTTCCAATTCCAGCATAATTTTTAGTTAATATCGGAGTATCAATTTCACTAAATAACCCTCCGTATATTATGCCAAATAAATTAGTATTTGTTTTCCAAATAAACCATTTATTTTTAACTTGATCAAAAACATATGTTGGCTTATTGTGTTGAATAGCCATTTCAACCGCATATCCTGTACCTCCAGCAACTATTTCTTTTTTAGTTTTATTTACATATCCTTTTGGATCTATTCCTCCAGGAGCAACTATAACTCCAATAGCAAAGATAGCATCAGCATTTTTAACTTGAAACCAATTTCTGCCATGTAAATTATAGTATTTAGATATATCAGGTCTCCCTAAAATCCCATAGGTTTTTTTAACTTCAATAATTCCTTCTTCTAATTCAATTTTAGATAATTCGGTATTACCGATAGGGGTTTTATTACCACTCCAATAATGTTTATGATTTAAAAATCCTTTAGATTTACCAATAGAATCCCATTTACTATCTCCTCCTATTGCTCCTCCGGAATGATTTATATAATTATCGAGATTCATTTTTCCTATATTTTTCCATATCTTTAAACATAGTTCCACATTTCTTGCAAACAAAATATTCATCAATTATCCAAGAAGAATACCCAGGGCCATAAATACCATTATCGTCTCTTTTTTCAATATGATCTTTACTTGTAGATTTACAAGAAGGACATTTAATTATTCTACTTCGATCCCCTTCTTCTTTACGAGTTTTTTCTTCGGCTTTTCTTTTTGCTTCGAGCTGCTTTTCATACCAATCTGGATCAATTTTTACAGGAGTAAATAGCCCTTTTTTTCGAAATTCCTCTTCTACTGATATTAATTTTGGTTTTTTTATTTTTCCCATTGGGACAAAGTATTCATTACAATAAATAATGCTTCAGACATTTCTTCCAAAGAATCTGCAATTGCCGTATCCGGTCTTGAAAGTTGAGTTTGTATTACTACATCCTGTTTTCTTTCATATTGAGGATCTACCCCAACAATAATTGGTCGATTTCCTGAAAGACCATATCTGCCAAGTTCTAAAAGAACAATAGGATTTAAAGATCCCCGAGCAAACCAAAATAAAAGTATATCTGCATTTAAGAGATGAATAAATTCCCAGGTAATTTGTGCTTCAGCAGCTTTTGGATCTCCTATTGGGAAATCTTTTCGTCGAGGATTATAAATTGTAAGTTTGGGAAGTTCTTTAATATCTTCTAAAAGAACTGATTGCCAATCAGGGCAATTCGTAATTCCGCCTGCTAAAAAGAGTTTAAAGTTTTCATTATTCTCAAGAGAATAAATTTCATTTGGTGCTTCAATTATTAGTGCCATATTTTAACTTTTTCTACTTAATTTTATTTTTCCCCCGCAAACCGGGCATTTATATTTTAACTTTTTTGCACATTCTTTACAAAAATAAGTTTCATTAACCATCCAACAATCCCATAATTCTTTCATGTGATGGAGTACTTTTAAAGGTTTTCCATAGCATTCAATAATATATTTCAGAGTAGGGGGTTCATTATTATATTGAGTATGCTTTCCAAAATGATAATGCTCGGTTTTTTTCCAAGCTTTTCCAGTACATTGATATTCATCATGATACTGCATATTATCACCAAATCCAGACCAGAAAGCTAAATTCTTATTACATTTTTTACAATATACGTCGTGTGTGCTGTGCATTATTGATTATCATTATAAACATATCCTGAATTGGGATTACCCCAGAATCCATGCCTCAAATCTTTTTCAATAGATTGAATAGAAGAGGAATAGCAAGTAGGAACATCCTCCTCTTGCATTTTTAGCTCTTTTTTTTCCTTTTTACTGAGCTTCGATTTTTGCAATTGCTTTGTTTTCATAAAGTTTAAAGGCTTGATCTTCATTTTCAAAACGAGCATCCATTTCATAAAGAACATAAAGAGGTTCCGCAAGAGCTGTTGCTATTTGCTGAAGTTTCTCCGTATCGAGGGTTAAATCTAAATCCCCATACCAAATTTTTCCTCTGGATCTGGTGACAATATTTGCATTAAATACCACTTTATTATCCGGATATTTTTCTTTGTATCCGCTTTTGGATCCTGAGATCATTCTTCCCATCATAAATCCAAAATTATCAAAAAGCTTATACATATCACCATCTGACATAAATTCGGATGGGAATGTAGGTAAGATTTTAATTTCATCTTTTTTCATCGATTTGGTGGTTTAAATTTATCATAAATAAATTCTATTTCAACTTGTCTTTTTTGATGGCATAGTTTCTCAAGTTTTCGTAAATCCTTTTTGGAGATAGATCCTCCTCCTTCATGAGTTGTACAAACCCTTATTTTTATTTTCATATTATATCAATTACTTCATTTTCTTTTTGAGCTTTCTCATAATATTCTCTATTTAAGAGCTTTAATTTAACTAAGAATTCCATTTGATGACCCAAATCATCGATAGATTTTTCAAGTAAGGAAATAATATCCTTAATCTCTTCTCCATCCATAAGCTCTCCAAATGTATCATCAAGCTTCTTCTTTTCACCAACTGTCTCTACCTTCTTATAGGCGCAACCCTCTAAAAGTTCTGTAAAACGAGTTAAATTAAATAAATGAATGTACTTATCTGGAACTATTATATCTGTATAATTATTCTCAAGGATCTTATGAGCTTTTTCTAAGGTCCATTCTATAAGATCTTCTAATAAAATTCTTTGGAAAATCGGAGATGTTTTATTAGTAATAAATTCAATCTTATTTTCTTGAGGATAAAAAGTATAATATCCCTTCTTATTTCCTATATCACTTCTCTTTGTAGAATATGGGGATCCCAAATAAAGGGAATCCCTTAATTCCTGTCTTTTATGAACGTGACCAGAGATAACTTTTTTAACCCCTTTAATTCCTCTTAATTTGGATCCTCTCGTGATTTGTCTTCCGTTGTCATATTTTAAGCCCATTATATCTGCATGGGCAAAGATAAAATCGCAGGGATTTGATTTTCCAAACATTTCTTCTTTTTCAGGATTACCTATCCAAGGAAGAACCAAAATCCTTGTTTTTCCGTTTGTAATAACAGCAGGTTGTTCGTAAATTTTAACATTTGGAATAAAGCGAAAAGCAGCTAACGAATTAACATCTGTATCATGTTTTTTATAAATATCATGATTCCCAGTAAGCATATAGACGGGAATAATATCTGCAAGGTCAAAAACCAAATCTATAGATTTGTTCATAACATTAATATCCAATAGCTGTCTATTATCAAACCAGTCTCCTAGAATAAAAAGAATATCTCCTTCCTTTTTCGTTTCTTTTAAATAGAGAATATAAATTTTATAAAAAAAATCTAATTGGTTTTGAAGCCATTCGAGAGAGTTTGCTCTGACCCCAAAATGAAGGTCAGAGATAAGATAGATTTTATTATATGTTATTTGTTCTGTAGGAACTTCATACTCAAATAATTCTACATCCATAAGTCGTTATAAGTAGATTTTTGTAAATATTATAGAACAAAAAAGACCAAGAGTTTTTTATTCTTTTGGCCTTTTTTAAAATTAATTAGGTTAAGCTTCTTTCCGCCAAACCTTATGTCTTATCTCTACCAGATTTTGTAATTCTTTTAATGAAACTTCAACATTTCCCAAATTAGTCTTAAAAATTACAATTTCATTTTTCTGATTGTAATTATTAATTGAAAAATCCTCTTCTAATTCTAGATCTTTTACTTCTTTATAATTCAATCCCAGTTTCTTTAAAAGAAATTCATCTAAAATCATCGGATCAATTGACTCGTTGGATAACTCTTCAGTATCTTCTTCAGAAACTTGAACTTTAGTAATAAGATTTATTCCTCCAAACATATTCATCTGAAATTCAGTCCAACTAGAATCTTCTTCACTAGGATAATTTTCAAAAATTTTATTAGCTTTCATTTCTAAATATAAATTATTAATTCATCTTCATTAGATTCTTCTAAATCAAATAAATAAGTTCCTTCTGGAATTTTTTGATGTACCTTAAAATTAATAACTGTAGATCCCGGTCGTTTTTTATAAGTTAAACCTACATAAGATAAAATAGGTTTTTTAAAAGAAAGAATGTTTTTTTCTTCATTATACTTAATGATAAAATCCTCATTATTATTAAACCAATCAGGATAATTTGTTATTTTTATTTCGGATCCACTTGAAGTACTATGTTTTACCTGGTTTTTATAGTTAAAACTTTGAGTTAAGTGTT